ACCAAGTGGCGATGACGATAGCGCACTTATTGCTCAGATTACTGCACTATATAAAGACTTATCAGGGTCAGGCGTTCCAGATATTGTATCTGCACTAGTTCCAATTAAAGATAAATTCGAAGGAGCAGGTGGCAAGTTTGCAACTGACGAGAAACCGATGGATAATCTAAGAGCAGGTACAGATTCGCCAGCGGCTGCAAGTGGATCGGACAGTAGTGCTCCGGCCGCATCAGCAAGCGGTGATAATCTAGGCGTTGCACAGATGCAAAAAGAACTTATGGCTAAAGATCCTAATGCATTACCTAAACACGGTGCAGATGGTAAGATGGGGCCGGAAACAAAAGCCGCATTAGCTAAGTTTCCAGACATTGCTGCCAAGTACGGTTTTTAAACTATAGTTCAATTAAAATGGCAGATTTATTCTGCCATTTTCACCACTAAAATTTATTAGTGGTTGCGATTAGCAGATAAGTAGTATATAATAGGCTTATAACTAAGGAGAAGTGCATGAGTGGTCGTTCATACGGTGCAGAAGAAAAGGCAAAACTAGAGCGTTTAATTTCGGAGGGTAGTACTGTACTACGTGAAATTGAAGACTTATCAGAAGGCTTGAAAGAGACAGTTAAGGCAGTTGCAGAAGAACTACAAGTAAAACCCAGTGTGATTAATCGTGCTATTAAAATTGCACATAAAGGCGATTGGTCTAGCCATAATGAAGATTGGGCAGAGATTGAAGCAATTTTAGATATCACTAAACGTATCTAATAAGTAGTAATAAGAAAGGCAAGCGGGCCATAAACCGCAAGTAGGTGTTTGTCAGCCCTAAATGACATAAGGAGAGTTATGAGCTATGTAGACGCATGGTTTGATCGCGACAATGATACTATCAAAGTGGTCGAACGCAATAAAAAAGGTGAACGTGAATTCAGAGATATACCTGTCAAGCACACGTTTTACTATAAAGACCCACGCGGCAAATTTCAATCAATATACGGTGATCCATTAAATCGGGTTATCTGTAAAAATACAAAAGAACTACGAAAAGAACAAGCTATCAATTCAAGTAAGCAGTTATTTGAGGCAGATATCAATCCGATCTTTTCAACCCTAAGTGAACATTACCTTAATCAAGATGCACCTAAATTAAATGTAGCATTTTTCGACATTGAGGTAGACTTTGATCCAGAACGTGGGTATGCATCACCAGATGATGCATTCATGCCCATTACAGCAATCGCAGTCTACCTACAATGGATGGAGACTATGATATGTCTTGCTATTCCTCCTAAGAAGTTAAACATGGAAGATGCTAAGGAAATGGTAAAAGACTTCCCTAATACATATCTATTTGATAACGAAGCAGATATGTTAGACATGTTCCTAGATCTAATTCAAGATGCAGACATATTAAGTGGCTGGAATAGTGAAGGATTTGATATTCCCTATACTGTTAATCGTGTGACTAAAGCACTTAGTAAAGAAGATACTAGAAGATTTTGTTTATTCAATCAGTTTCCCAAACGTCGTGAATACGAAAAGTTTGGAAGACAAGCAGTTACCTATGACTTTATTGGGCGTGTACACTTAGACAGTCTTGAACTGTATCGCAAGTACACATACGAAGAAAGACATACATATCGCCTAGATGCTATTGCAGAATATGAATTAGGTAAACGCAAGACTCAATACGAAGGTACACTAGATCAATTATACAACAACGATTTTAAAACATTCGTTGAGTATAACATTAATGACTGTAAGCTATTAGATGATTTAGATAAGAAATTAAAATTCATGGACCTTGCTAACACACTGGCACATGAGTGTACTGTTCTACTACAAACTACTATGGGCGCTGTGGCTGTTACTGAGCAGGCTATTATTAATGAAGCACATCGTAGAGGTTTCCAAGTACCTAATCGTATTAAGATGGACGATAGGGAAGGTAACGAAGGTGCGGCAGGTGCGTATGTAGCGTATCCTAAAGAAGGTATTCACGATTGGATTGGTTCTTTAGACATTAATTCATTGTATCCTAGTGCCATTCGTGCGCTCAACATGGGGCCTGAGACTATTGTTGGACAATTACGCCAGACTGCTACTGAAGAATACATTGCTGATAAAGTAGCAAAAGGTAAAAGTTTTGCGGCAGCATGGGAAGGTATGTTTGGTAGTGTAGAATATACTGCGGTAATGGAACAAGAGATTGGTACTGAGATTACGATTGATTGGCAAAACGGTGATAGCGACAAGTTAAGTGCCGCTGAAGTATATCGATTGATATATGAAAGTAATCAACCATGGATGCTAAGTGCTAACGGTACTATCTTTACCTATGAAAATGAAGGTATCATTCCCGGCTTGTTAAAGCGTTGGTATAGTGAACGTAAAGAAATGCAGGCCAAACTTAAAGATGCCATTAAGGCAGGTAACAAAGTTGAAGAAGAATACTGGGACAAGCGTCAGTTGGTTAAGAAGATTAACTTGAACAGCTTATACGGTGCTATTTTAAATCCAGGTTGCAGATTCTTTGACAAGCGTATTGGACAGTCAACTACTTTAACTGGTCGTGCTATTGCTAAACATATGGCAGCTAAGGTAAATGAAATTGTTACTGGAGAATTTAACCATGTAGGTAAAGCCATTGTATATGGTGATACTGACTCCTGTTACTTTTCAGCATATAAGACGCTCGAGAAAGAGATCAATAGCGGGCACATTCCCTGGACTAAGGAAAGTGTCATTCAGTTATATGACCAAATTGGCGAAGAAGTTAATACTACCTTCCCGCAGTTTATGCTGGATGCATTTCACTGTCCTAAATCGCGTGGTGATGTTATTAAAGCAGGTAGAGAAATTGTTGGTAGCAAGAGTCTGTTTATCACTAAAAAGCGATATGCAGTTCTTTACTATGATAAAGAAGGAAAACGTGCAGACGTAGATGGCAAGCCAGGCAAGATCAAGGCCATGGGGTTAGATCTTAAGCGCAGTGATACTCCAGAGTTCATTCAAAACTTTTTAAGTGATGTTCTTGAAATGGTGCTGATAGGTAAACCTGAACAAGAAGTATTGGATCATATTACACAATTTCGTACCTTGTTCAAAGTACGTCCAGGTTGGGAAAAAGGTTCGCCTAAACGTGCTAACAAGATAACTGAGTATCAGGCCAAAGAAGCCAAGGCAGGCAAGGCTAATATGCCCGGACACGTTCGTGCTAGTATCAATTGGAATACCCTAAAGCGCATGTTTAATGACAAGTACTCCATGGGTATTACAGACGGTGCTAAGGTTATTGTTTGTAAACTCAAACCTAATCCTCTTGGATTCAGTAGTGTTGCGTATCCTGTTGATGAACTTAGACTGCCGCAATGGTTTAAAGACCTGCCATTTGATCATGTAGAAATGGAACAGGCAATTATTGATAATAAGTTGGATAACTTAATCGGTGTGTTGAAGTGGGATGTTGCTAGCACTGAAGAGAAGAATACCTTTAACAGTTTATTTGAGTTCTAATATGAAAATAATAATTGCAGGTTACGGATTTGTGGGTAAAGCAGTTGGCAATGTTCTTAAAGAACACCATCGTGTAATAATTGTAGATCCACAATTCAACAATACTAGAATACAAGATCATTTAGATGCAGATGGCATAATTGTATGTGTCCCAACACCGCGTACTGAAAATAACACATGCGATTGTGAAATACTAGCCAGTGTATTGGATCAAGTTCCAGTATACATGCCAGTGTTAATTAAAAGCACAGTAACACCTGCTGTTGTAGATGCATTTGACGAAATATATTCGGAACACAGTATTGTATATAATCCAGAGTTCCTAAGAGCAAGGTCAGCTAATACAGATTTTTTAAATCAAAAATATATTGTATTAGGTGGTGAAGATCCGGAATGCTTTTGGCAGGAGCTATTTCAGAAATCGTTACCAAACTGTTCTATGATCTTGAATTGTACAGCTAAAGAATCAGCAGTAATCAAATATTCGGTAAACTCATTCCTTGCTCTTAAAACAAGTTTCTTTAATCAAATACATGATATTTGTAATAAGACAGGAATGGATTACGATGTAGTGCGTCAAATTATTGCAATGGACACACGAATTGGTTCAGACCATACTATGGTTCCGGGCCCAGATGGAGAATTAGGTTGGGGTGGTGCATGTTTTCCTAAAGACACTGCGGCATTTGTTCAATGGGCAAATACTGTCGGAGCACCAACTAGTTTAATTGAAGAAGCGGTGAACTATAATCACCAAATAAGAAAAAATACTTGACATAGGCATAAAACCTAAGTATAATCATAACATACGGAGAATCATATGAAAAACTTTTTACAAGACTTAGTAGCACACACACATTCGCTTGGCTTTTTGCCATTGGTAAAAGTGTCAGCAACAGATAAAGAAACATCAATCGAATCAATGGCTGAGGATCGTTCTGTCATTGTTAATGCAAAGACACATACGCCAGTTGATGATTTTGAAGGCGTATTTGGTATGCCTAATCTAAGCAAATTAGATTTGCATCTTAAATGCCCAGAGTACAAAGAAAATGCAAAAATTACAGTTGTTAAACAAC